GATGTTGCTGGTCAGCTGGATGTTGCTTACTGGAATGATGCGGCGTCTGAAATCACGACGGCTGCAGATGATGGCAGTGGCGGTGATTACAAAAAGGTGGGTTTCTTCACCAAAGTGGCAGCGGGTGGCGACGTATCAGCGGCGGTCATGCTAACTGGGCTGGTGTAACTAGGCAGGGAGCTGGAGGGGTAGAGTGATGAGTTGGATGGACATGGAGGCTGAGCTTGATCAGGTGGGCATGGATGCCTTTTCTGAGCCTGTCACTCTGCATCTCCAATCAGGCGATCAGCGGGTTAAAGGTGTGTTCTCTGATCAGGTTGAGCAGGTCGAGTTGAAGCATGGCGGCACCGTTTCAGGAGCGGATGCAGAGCTGGAGTTGTTTGCAACAGATGCCGCGCAACTGGAGTATCGCACTCGTGTAACGGTACGGGGCCGCAAATGGTCAGTGCTGAAAACACCGGTTCCGGCTGGGGCAACGACGGTGATGGTTTATCTGGGGGTGGCGAATGAAGCGCAATCCGGACAGCCTGTTATTCGATATTGATCTGGATGATCTGACGTATATTCAGGATGCGGTTGGCGCAACTGAGGAGCAGTTGATTGCCTCGTATAACCGGGCGCTGAAACGGACAGCTGTAACCATCCGTAAGCTCGCTCGTAAGCATCTTAAGGATGAGTTGCAGCTTAAGAATGTTAAGGCGTTGCGCAGTCGTTTGAAGGATTACGTGATCAAACAGCATGGCCTTACAGAGTTAAAGCTGTGGTATGGCCTGAATGCCTTACCTGTTAGTGCTTTTAAGGGGCGCATGAGTCAGGGGAGTGCGGGGGCGTCGTTTGCTCCTGCTGGCCCTTCTGGCAGGCGTCACTATAAAGGCTCTTTCGTCGCAAGGATGCGCAACGGGAAGCGCTCTATCTGGCGTCGGTTGTCGGCTGATCGTAACCATCTGACGGAGGAGCGCGTTGATGTGCATAAGGGGCTTCAGGAGAGTGTTGAGGACGAAGTGTTTGATCAGCTTCCTGATATCTTCTTGGCGCATCTGGAAACCGATCTGAAGGGCCGGGTGAAGCTCGGGATCAGTAACAATTACAGCAGGTGACTATGGGCGGTATCCATTTAGATGACTTTCATGATGCAGTGGTGGCCAGTCTGGAGTCTATTGGGTGGCTGAATAGCGTTGAGGCATACCCTGAGCATCAAACAGAGCTCGTTGGGCCGTGTGCGTTTTTCTCAGTGATTGATTGGGAGTTTGCCGAAGAGCAGCCAATGAATGGCCAGATTGCTGTCGATCTCAGTTGTGAGTTGCTGGTTGTATTTGGGCGGGATGATTCGGGCTATCAGAAGAGCATTCGCAATGCGGCAATGGCTATCTGTGCGAAGGTGCATGGTAACCGCTGGGGGCTGCAGGTTGAGCCTGCAGTGTTGAAAGGTGCTTCACCGGACGGTTTTACTCCAGAGCTTGATGCTTATGCGGTCTGGCGTATTGAGTGGCAGCAGCGCGCTGAAATCGGTATCGATCAGTATCACGATGACGGCAGCGGATTTGTGCCGACAACGATCATGGTTAGTCAGTCACCTCATATCGGTGCGGGCAATGAGGGGCACTATGAGCCTACCAGTTGAGCAGATGTTGTCTGAGCTGCAGCGGCGGCTGGCGAATGTCGTGCGCAAAGGGAAGGTTCATAGCGTCCAGTTGAATCCGCCACGTTGCCGGGTTGAGGTGCAGCCGGGCGTGGTGACTACCTGGTTACCTTGGTCGCACGGGCGCGCAGCGAACCGCAGAGACTGGGAGCCAATCAGTGTTGGCGAGCAGGTGGTTGTGCTGAGTGAATCAGGCGAGTTGAACAACGGTGTTGTTATCGCTGGATTGCATACGGCAGCGAACCCATCACCAAGTTTCGATCCTGATCAACACGTTACCGAATATGACGATGGCACTCGTGTGGTGTATGACCGCAAGGCACATGCGTTGACGGTGACGATTGCTCAGGGCGGTACGGCAGAGCTTAACTGCAGCGTGTTCTACGTGAACGCCGATATTGTTCATAACGGCAATCAGACAACCAGCGGCAACATCCATGCTGATGGCGAGGTATCTGATGGTGTTCGCACGATGTCTGCAGATCGCGGAATCTACAACGGCCATGATCATCCGCATGGCGATCCTGTAACCAGCAAGGTTAATCAGAAGCAATAACTATGAACGGTATTGATTCTATATCCGGCAAGCGGCTGGAGGGTATCGCGCACCTGAAGCAAAGTATTCGCGACATTCTAGTAACGCCTATCGGCTCAAGGGTCATGCGGCGTGACTATGGTAGCCGGTTGTTTGAGTTGATCGATGCACCAATTAATTCGGCGCTGATTATGGAGATCATTGCCGCGACTGCAGAGGCGCTTAAGCGTTGGGAGCAGCGGATTATTGTGCAGAAGGTTGCGGTAGAAAGTGCGAGACCGGGGCAGGTTGTGCTGACGATTACCGGGGTCTATCGGCCAAATGGCCAGGCGATCACCTTGGAGGGTATTGAGATATGACGGGCGGCTTTACTGAGGTTGATCTTTCAAAGCTACCGGCTCCCGATTTGGTTGAGGTGCTGGATTATGAGGTGGTACTGGCAGAGATGCTGGCGGATCTCAAGGCGCGTGATCCTGAGTTCTCTGCGTTGGTTGAGAGTGATCCGGCTTATAAGATTCTTGAGGTGGCTGCGTTCCGTGAAGTGCTTGTCAGGCAGCGTGTGAATGATGCCGGTCGAGCGGTCATGCTCGCTTACGCTGAAAAGGCTGATCTGGATAATCTCGGTGCTCTGTTTCGGGTTGAGCGTCTGGTAATTGATCGGGGTGACCCTGATGCGCTGCCACCTGTTGATCCGACTTATGAGCAGGATGATGACTATCGGCGGCGTATCCAGCTGTCGCTTGAGGGTTATAGCACTGCTGGGCCGGAAGGGGCGTATATCTTCCACTCGTTGTCTGCAGATGGTCGGGTGCTGGATGCCAGCGCTGACGCGCCACGCTTTAAGGCGGCTGAGTTAGATCCTGCACTGCAGGCTCAGATTCCGGCAGACGTCATCTGCTTGGAGGTGGAGTATTCAGCGGGGCTGGCTGAGCCGCAGCCGGGTGATGTGGTTGTGAGTGTATTGAGCCGTGACGGAGATGGTTCAGCGCCTGCAGATCTGGTGGCTGCTGTGGATTCGGTGCTTTCGTCTGAGGCAGTTCGCCCGCTCACTGACAATGTGCATGTGCGCTCGTCTGGCATTGTGAGTTATGCCGTGGCTGCCACGCTGTATTTCTATGCCGGGCCAGATCGGTCACTGGTGATGGTTGAGGCTGACAAGGCGCTGCGGGCTTACATCGAGCAGCAGCACCGCATGGGTAGGGATGTCGCTATTTCAGGTGTTCTGGCTGCGCTGCATCAGCCGGGTGTTCAGCGGGTTGAGCTGGCATCTCCGGCAGCAAATGTCGTCGTGGATCGCCAGAGTGCGAGCTATTGCACCAATATCACACTGACAGACGGGGGTATTGATGAGTGATTCATTACTGCCACCCAATGCAACGCCGCAGGAAAAGGCGTTAGAGCAGACGATTAGCCGTGCTGCTGATGTGCCGGTGCCTATACGTGATATCTGGAATCCTGATACCTGCCCTGAGGCGTTGTTGCCCTGGTTGGCTTGGGCGATGTCGCTTGATAGCTGGCAGTCATACTGGCCGGTTGAGGTGAAGCGTGAGCGGATTCGGCAAGCGTTAGAGATCCAGCGGCGTAAAGGAACGGTTAAAGCGGTTAAGGATGTTGTATCGAGCTTTGGCGGTAACCTGGCGCTAAAGGAAGGTTGGCAGCACGATCCACCACGGTCGCCGCATTCCTTTGAAGTGGTGCTAACGGTTGGTGGCGGTGCGCCTGCCACTGACGAGTATCAGCAAGACATTATCGATGAGATTAGCCGGGTTAAGCCGGTTAGATCTCACTTCACATTTGTAGCGGGTGCCAGTGCGCAGGGCGGGCTGGGAATGCAGGGCATTGCTCGTGCAGCTACATACCATCGGTTAAGCATGGTCGAAGCGCCTTACCGGGGCGGTATCGGCCTGCAGGGGGCTATCAGGCCCGTTACATACCATCGACTTAATTTAACTGGGGCGTAAAACACAATGTCAGCATTGCAACTTACGATCACGGATGCAGGGCGCGCTGAGATTATCAACGCAACAAACACCGGTACTGGCCCGGTAGAGATCACAGAGGTGGCGCTGGGTACTGGGAAGTATGAGCCATTGGCCTCTCAGACTCAGCTGCAGGCAGAAACAAAAAGGCTGAACACTATCGCAGGGACTGTGGTTGCTGATGACACTATTCATGTCACGGTGCGAGATGAAAGCGCCGATGCTTACGATGTGTCTGAGTTTGGTTTATTCACAAGTAGCGGCACTCTGTTTGCTGTGTATAGCCAGGTGGGTGCGGCTTTCATGCAGAAGGCCGGGCCGTCGGCACTGATGCTCTCAGTTGATATCGTTTTGGGATCACTGGATGCAAACAATCTGGTGTTTGGTGATACCAATTTTGCGATGCCATCAGCGAGTGAGACGGTGGCCGGTATCTCTAAGCTAGCGACTGATGAACAGGCAGCTGCAGGCGAAGATGATAAGAGAGTAATCACCTGTAAGACACTGAAGTTTGCGGTTGGATCTTTAGTGCCAGATGCGGCTGAAGGGCAAAAGGGTAAGGCTGCATTGGCGTCGAAAGATGCCGTTACTAAAGGGCAGGGCTCGACGACAATAGTCACTCCAGAAGCATTGAAACCCAATCTGGGTCGGTTATCGGGTTTTACATCGGTACAGGCTTCCGTAGTTCTGACTGTGGAGCAGTTAGGTACTCATGTTCAAATTGCGCAGGCAACACCAGATGCGCAGGTATTCACGCTTCCTGCGTTGGAGGGGCTGGAGTCAGGGCTTGGTTATTGGTTCACAAACGACTCTCCTTATCGGCAGACAGTAAAAGCAAATGCTGCCGAAAACATTAATCCGGTTGGTAATACATTGGTTCTGGAGCCTTTTGGTACAGCGTTTGTGTTTGTGCAGCAAGGTTCGCAGTGGAATGTAGTTGGTGATGTGGTTAGCAAAAAATTTGCGGCCGCACTTACGATGTCTGGCTATCAGAAGCTGCCAAGTGGATTGATTATTCAATGGGGTTCCCAGACAGAAAGTATTGCGAGCGCAGGTGGTGGCAATATTGTTTTTCCAATCGCGTTCCCCACTGCACTGTTGCAGATAGCTGATAGTCCTGGGTATACGGGGGGAACTCCAGCGCACGACACTGGATCAACTTATGTGTCTGATTCGAGTGTGACTGGCTTTTCGTGGACATCAACAGTTGCTGGTTACACTACGCATATTCGTTATATAGCGGTCGGATACTAATAGAGGCAATATTATGATGCACTACTCCCCAGGCCGGAATGCCTTTTACGACTCTGAAATAATCAAGCCGCCAGCCGATGCGCTAGAAATAAGTAGGGCTCAGCACGACTCGCTGATGGCTGCGCAGCAGGCTGGCAAGAAAATCAGCCCTGGCGCCGATGGTTTGCCGTGTGCCGTCGACCCATATGACCGACTCGCTGATGGCAAATGGGTCAAAGACGCCGCTGCTGAGCTGGCCGACAGCAAAGTTTCGGCTGTCGCCAAAGTGATCGCTCATGCATCCAGTATTCGTCAGCAGATCGCGGGAGATGCCGATCATTACGAGACTGCGGGATGGGCAGACAAAGCCCGTCGCGCAGAGCGGGTAGTCGCTGACCAGCCATTGGCGGGCGATCTGGATATCCTCACCGCTGAAACGCAGCGGCGGGGAAAATCAGAAACGCCGGAAGCGTTGGCGCTGATACAGTTGGCTAAAGCTGGCCGCTTCGCCATGGCTGTTTCTGTGATCGACGGTCTGACCGCCAAGGCTAAAGCGGCGATCGACGCGGCTAAAACCGTTGCTGAAATCGACCCACTGTTAACTCAACTGAAAGCCGATGCTGATGCAGAGCTTGCAGCACTGCTTGCGGGGTAGGTTTCAGCGCAAAAAGTTGGATTGAGAATATAACCCGCTTCGGCGGGTTTTTTATTGCCTAAAGAAAGGGGAAAGATCGGATGACCCAGTTTTTACACGGGGCGGAAGTCATTGAGATCGATGACGGGCCGCGCCCGATTCAAACGGTAAAGTCTGCCGTTATTGGTTTGGTTGGCACTGCACCTGCAGCACTAGGAGCTTTGGCAGCAGCTATGTCTGTGGGTGCTGAAGTGCTGAATGATGGGCTGCAATTTACAGCGGTTGCAGCAGGTCGTGCTGGTAACGCACTGAGCGTTGAGGCTGTTGATCCTCAGGCAAATAATGCGGCGCTGGCTGTCAGCGTCACGGATAACAAAATTTCGATTAGCCTGGCAACAGATGCCGGTGGTGTGCTGACGTCAACAGCTGCAGATGTGAAGGCTGGCGTTGAAGGTGAGCCAGCCGCAGCAGGGCTGGTTAATGTCGCGTTACTGGGTGATGGCTCGGGTGTGGTAACGACTTGGCCGCGTAGCTACCTGGTAGATGGCGAAGATGAAGCCTTCCCGTTGAATAAGCCGGTTGTGGTCGCGGGTAGTCGTAAGCGTGCGGCGGGCTTGGGAAGTGCTGGCACTTTGCCTAAGGCTATCGATGACATCTTTGATCAGGCGGGAGCCTTGGTTGTCGTGGTGCGAGTGGCTGAAGGTAACGACTCTGCAGCGACTCAGGCCAATGTGATCGCCGGTATGCAGGGTTGGCTGGATAGCCAGACCGAAACCGGTTATCAGCCACGCATTCTGATCGCACCTGAGTTCTCCCAGTTTGATGGTGTGGCGGCAGAACTGGCTGCTAAGACTGTGCGGCTGCGTGCGATTGCCTATCTGGATTGTGAGCGCTCAGCGACTTATACCGATGCGATGAAGCGCGCGCGGGGCTTTGGTGAGCGTGTCGAAATGCTCTGGCCCTGGGTGACGGTGTTTGATGAAGATCAGGCGCAGAATGTGGCGCGGCCTTACTCCGGGCGTGCAGCGGGCTTGCGTGCGCGTATCGATGCGGAGAAAGGATTCTGGTGGTCGAAATCCAACAATGAGGTATACGGCATTGTGGGTGTTGATCAGCAGGTTGATTGGTCGCTGGGTGATGCCAATACCACTGCCAATATGCTCAACGAAAACAAAGTTTCCACCATTATCCGCGAGGGCGGTTTTCGGCACTGGGGTAACCGTACCTGTAGCGTCGATCCCAAATGGATGTATGAGCAGACCCGGCGCACGGCTGACATGATCAATGATTCGATTCAGCGTGCTCACCTCTGGGCGGTAGATCGCAACATCACTAAAACCTATCTGGAGGATGTGGTTGAGGGGGTAAATGCGTATCTGCGCGAGCTGAAAGCGTTGGGGGCTTTGCTGGGTGGTGTGTGCTGGGTTGATAAAGAGCTAAACACGCCAGCGACGGTGCAGAAGGGCTTGGTCTACTTCGACTTTGATTTCTGCCCGCCTTATCCAGCGGAGCATATCGTGTTCCGTTCTCGCCTGAATAACGACTACATCGAAGAGGTATTTAGCTAATGGCTGCTGATAATTTGCTCCGGAGTTGGGCGATCTGGGTAGATGGTGTTGGCAAGGCCGGTAATGCCAAAGAGTATTCGCCGCCTGCGCTGACGATCATCACCGATGACTTTCAGGCCGGTGATATGGATACCTCTATCCCGGTGGATGTGGGTATGGAACCGATGGAGGCGAGCTTTGTGCTGTTTGGTGTTGATCCGGCTGTGCTGTCTTTGCTGGGTCTGCAGGGTGGTGCACGCAAATCAATTAGCGTGCGCTCAACCTACACTGATCTGAATAACAATGCGTGGGATCTGGTTGAAGAGCTGCGTGGCCTGATTGTCAGTGTGGAGCGTGATTCGCTCGGCACTTCTGATCGCCGCCAGAACGGTATGACCGTGACCATCAAGCCAGAGTATTACAAGGTGCGACGGGGTGAGTCCGTTTTGGTTGAGATCGATCCGGTAAACGGTGTTCGGAATATGGGTGGAAACGATGTGCTGGCTGATGTCCGTAAGCTGATGCAAATCGTTTAAGCGTAAAGAAAAAGAGTGTTGATAGCGGGGCTTAGGCTCCGCTTTTTTGTTTCTGGAGATTGAAAAGTGACTTATCCAAATAACGGTCAGGAAATTGAGCTGAAATACCCGGTGCAGAATGGCGCAACTGAGCTGAAGGGGCTGCGGATGCGTCGCCCTACAGCGCGTGACCTGGTGATGTATCAGAGCCATTCCGGCAATAGTGAGATGGAGGCAGAGGTCGCGATGTTTGCGCGTCTTTGTGATGTTGAGGAAGAAACAGTCCTTAACCTGGATGCGTTGGATTATGGACAGCTGGGTGAGGTGTATAAGGGTTTTTTCGGCCAATAATGGGGCTTGAAGAGCATCACCTGCAGAAAGGGATGTTAGCGCTGGCCAGTCATACTGGTTGGCCATTGTCTGAGCTACTGGATCTACCTGTTGAAACCTTGCTTCAGTTTTTGGAGCAATTGCCAAAGGCTAAAAAGTAATGGCTACCACGCAAAACCTGAAGGCTGTTGTCACCTTAGGTGGCGCGGTTGATCCCTCCTTAAAGAGTCTGACCGGCTCTGTTCAAAAGAGCTTTGGTAAGACCACTAAAAGCGTTAAGGCGATGGAGCGTGAGCAGCAAAAGCTCACGCGGGAGATTCAGAAATCTCGCAAGGCTGGTGCGTCCGTCAAGCTGCTGACTGATCGATACGATGCTCTGAATGATGAGTTGGGTCGGGCGCGAAAGAAGGCTGATGCACTCGGCACGCTAAACAAGGTCGGTGGAAGTCTGAAGCGGATGGGTGGTTATGCCGCTGCGACCACTGGGGCGGTCATGGGGCTTAGCGGTGCAGTGGCTGGCCTGATGACCATGACCAATCAGCAGACGGCGGAGCAGCTGGGGCTGGCCAAATCCTACGGGATGACCATCGAGCAGTTTCAGGCTTGGGGCGGAATCGCTGAACAGGCCGGGCTGAATGCTGAGAATACCGGTGACCTGGTAGAGGAACTGACCAACAAAATTGGTGAGTTTAAGACGCTGGGTGAGCAGTCGGCGGTGGCCGATGTGTTCGGCGCGCTGGGGCTGGATGCTGCAATGCTTGAGGGCATGAATGCCGCTGAGCAGTTTGAGTTCATCATGCGCCGGTTGGAAGGTGTGGGGGATGCTCAGGCTGCTGCCAGCCTGGCGGATATGTTGATGGGTGGCGAGGGTAATAAGGTAGTTACCTATCTGCGCCAGTCCGGCAAATCAATTGATGACCTGCTGGAATCTCAGAAGCGGTTCAATCAGCTAACCAGTCGTGGGGCTGAGGGCGCGGGGGCTTACGGCAAGTCAGTTAAGCAGCTGTTTGGCACGGTGAAGAGTGCTTGGGCTGAGATCTCTGGTGTTGTCGGTGGAGAGCTGGCCCCCAGTATTTCCGCTGTTGCTGAGGAGGTTGCTGAGTTCGCCCGGAATAACAAAGGCGAGTTAGTTCAGTCGCTGAAGTCTGCAGTGAATGTAGGCCGTGAATTGGCGGTCGGGCTTTGGAGTGTCGGCAGTACTATTGCCGGGGTTGTTGGGTCAGTCGGGGATATGGTTGGAGGCATGGATAATCTGGTTCAGATCGGCGCGGTGGTCATGGCTGGCGTGGTCGGAGCCAAGATGATCGGCGGTTTGATATCTACTGCATCAGCAGTGGGTGGTTTGATCAGTGCGGCTGGCGGTTTATCGGCTGTTCTGCCCGGAGTGGCTACCGGCATTAAAGCGATAGGGTTGGCAGTGATGGCAAACCCCATTGGTTTGGTGATTGGCGGTTTGATCGCGGCAGGCACGGCCTTGGTGATGAATTGGGATTCTGTCAAAAACTGGTTCGGAGGTTTTTGGGAGGGTCTTAAGGGCACGTTCTCTAGTGCTGTTGATGGCATTAAAACGGTTCTGGGTTGGACGCCTATAGGGGCAGTGATTAAGAACTGGGAGCCAATCAAAAACTTCTTCGGGAATATGTGGGACAACATCACCGCGATCTTTCATAAGAAAGTGGCTCAGGTCAAAGGCATGATCGATAAGGTGTCTGGCTGGGTTCAGAAGCTGAAATTCTGGGATGACGACGAGGCAGAAGTCTCGCTTTCAGAGGGTAAGCAGGCTGCGGCCTTGGCCAGTGCGTCGCATGCTCAGCAGGTGATTAATCAGGCTGCTCCTGCAGGGCGAGGTAATACCGTGCATCAGCGTGTTGAAAAGATCGAGGTGGTTGCTGCGCCGGGGCAAAGCCCGCAGGAGGTGGGTGCAGCTGTGAATGAAGCGCTGGGTGGCTATCAGTCAGATGGTCTCTATGACTATGCGATGGGGTGATTATGGCTGTTTTGATGTCGCTGGGTAGTTTCAAATTTGAGATCAGCACCGCTGCTTACTCTGAGCTTCGCCGGGCTAATGCCTGGCGTTGGTCGGGGCAGGCGCGGATTGGTCTGCATGATCGGTTGCAGTATGTCGGGCGTGATAACGAAACAATCACGCTGATCGGCACGGTTTATCCAGGTATTCGTGGGGCGGGTGTTGGTCAGCTTGAGCGTCTGCGGGAGATTGGCAATTCCGGTGAGCCTCAGCTGCTGGTGAGTGGTGAAGGCGATGTGATGGGGTATTGGGTGCTGGAGTCGGAAGACAGCAGCGAGAGCCGCTTTGTAAGAGGTGGTGCGCCCCGTAAACAAACGTTCTCTTTGGCGATTAAGTTCTATGGCGATGACTTACATAACCCGTGATGGGGATGTTCTGGACGATGTGTGCTGGCGTCACTATCGCCGTGCAGATGCATTGATTCAGGTGTTAGAGGCGAATATGGGGTTGGCTGATATCGGGCCGGTACTACCAGCAGGTGTGCGTATCGAACTGCCGGATATTCCAGTGGTTGCCAAATCTGAGGTGAGTTTATGGGATTGAGGCATACTCCTGAGTTTCAGTTAACTGTAGAAGGGCAGGATATCACCCGCGTTGTTTCTGAAAACCTGATTAGCCTGACGGTGACCGATAAGGCAGGAGGTGAGTCTGATCAGTTGCAGATCCAGTTAGTTGATACTGGCTTTGAGCTGCCTAAGCGTGGGCGGGTGCTGAGGTTGGCGCTGGGCTTTAATGGTCAGCGGGTTAGCAAAGGTGCTTATACGGTCGATGAGATCACAGTAAGCGGCCCGCCAAGTACGCTGCAGATAACCGCGAAAGCTGCCCCAATGGATAGTCAGAAGCACAAGGGCAAGCTGCAGACTCAGAAAACCCGCAGCTGGGATCAGATCTCAATCGGTGACCTGGTAGCCAGTGTCGCCGCTGAGCATGGCCTGGTGCCAAGGGTAAATGAGCAGCTTGCACAAAAGGTGATTCAGCATGTGGATCAGGCGAATGAGTCTGATATGAATCTGCTTACCCGGTTGGCTCGGCAATACGGTGCTGTTAGTAAGCCTGCTAATGGGTTCTGGTTGTTCCTGAAAGACGGGGAAGGCAAGACGGCAGGCGGGGCTGCGCTGCCTTTGGTGAGTCTAACACCGGAGCAGGTGAGCCGCTGGCAGGCTCGGTTTAACAGTCGGAATAAAGTGCAGCGTGTGGTGGCTCAATATCACGATGCTGAGACCGGGGGAAAGGTTGAGGTGGCGACGGGTCATGGAGAGCCTGAGTTTCGAATTGCTTTTACTTACCCGAATCGTGATGAGGCTGAGGCCGCTGCTAAGGCAAGGGCTAAGAGTGTGCAGTCTGGATCTGACAATCTGGATGTATCGATGTCATGCACGCCTGAGCTGGTTGCTTTGGCGGCTGAAGGGCATCTGCAGTTGGATGGTTTTAGAGAGGGTGTAGATGGGCGCTGGCGGGTGACGCAGGTGGTTCATGCGCTCACCGGTTCCGGATTGCAGCTGCGGATCGTGGCAGATCATGGTGCTGCAGGTGGTGATTAAGGAGGTTAGGGATGATCGTTTCAGTTGATATATTGCCGCCTGAGAAATGGTGGAAAAAGGCCCGATACAGGCTGACTAAGCCTCTAAAGGTTGCTGGTTATACGGTGCCAGCAGGATTCGTGACAGACGGGGCGACAGTGCCTCGTTTTTTATGGCCGCTGTTCCCGCCTGTTGGGCGATACCTGGCAGCAGCTGTGTTGCATGATTACTTACTCACAAAGCAGCCTAGATCGGTTGCTGATATGGAGTTTGGTAGGGCGCTGAAGTTGGCTAAGGTTGAGTGTTGGCGGCGCGTGGTGATGTTGGGGGCGGTTCGAGCCTATTCGAGCTATATCCGGTTGATTGGGTGA